CAAACAACATTGGAAGGGTGCGCTATGATTATTTTCGAGGGTGATTTTGTACAGTTGTGGGACAATTTTAACGGCTCTAATGACGCATGGTTACAAGTGGTTACCATAGAGCCATACGATATTTGCATACTGTCAAATGGTGCGATGGTCTGCGCGTCCGATCATTATATTTCAGCAGTTAAATCAGCGTTTGACGTTAAACATAGGTGATAGAATGAACATACCAGAAAAAAGAGAAACGGTGTGTCGCATACGAGCATGTGGGTGTCGCGTATAGATAAGCGATAAGTTTCTAAAGATTTAAAATAAAATTATTAACTTAATAAAAAAGGATATAAAAATGATAGTCTTTAATTATAACAGTAAAAAAGAATTGAAAGAGAATGTAGGCAACCGATTAGATTATATTGAGACAAGCATGTTTGGTAATGAGTATATATCTAATGGTCTATTAACTGGGGCTAATCGGCCTCATATTACTGGCAAAGGTAGAGAGTTTTTTGCTAATGTTACAATGAAAGATAACCTAATAGCGGCGGTGAAGTAATGAAAACCAACATGGAAAAAGCAGAAAGAGCCGTAACTTCTTTGGGCTGGACGGCGGTACTAATAGATCTAGTCAATGATCTAGCTATATGTCGAAGAGGCCACGACCCTGTACGGGATACGCCCCTAGATATATCGTATAGTACTAACAGATTAATGGCTATGCCGGAGGGCGGTTTCTGTTTAATTTCAGGGGTATACGACCTGACATTCGAGGGAGCGCAAGAAAGTTATATGGAGAGGTTAGTCTTATGAATAAATACGTAGGGTGGACGGGTAGCTGTGAAGACTATCTCCACGGAGACGAGGAATTAACCGAAGAAACTGAACTAACCGAAGAGGACGAGAGCGATGCGTGATATATACTTTAATAAATTTATTGGTAGTCTGGACAAACGAACTGAGGGCGACAAGATGGTAGCTGTACCAGAAAGCACAACGGTTTTAACTGACGAGAGCCATGCCGTACTGCAAGCTATGCTTGATGAAGTAACAACGCGGCTAATGGATGATATGGACACTGATCATGAACTATCAGAACGTGCTGTCTATCTATTCAATAAGGATTTTCACAGGCTTAGGGAAATAAAGCGACAACTAGCATTAAGCATGTTAGTATTACAAGGGGGTGAATCATGACAACTAAAGATACTCCAAAGCTAGTGAGTCAGATAGATCTTGATCAACCCATCCAAACCTACAAGGTGATGGTGTCGGAGGTTCGGGGATACCTTATAGATGTTGCGGCATCCAGCGAAGACGATGCTTTAAGGTATGCCTCAGCTAGAAACTACTACGAACAGTACGGTTCAAGGATAGTGGACACTCACTATCAAATATTTACTGAAGAGGATGATAGCGATGAATGATTACTACGAGTGCGGCATGTGTTTGATAATGTTTAAACAGCATAGCAACCAGACAGATCACTGTAACCTATGCTACAATTCACTGTTAAGTTTTAAAGATATGCAAGATGTTTATGTGCATGAAGATGATTATGCTTTAGAAGTTGAAACGGATTTAACTATATAGACTATATAGGTTTGTTAATCTTATTCTTTCTTTTCTTTTTTCTTTTAAACTATAAAGTTTATTATAACATAGATGGAGTTGAAAGTCAAGACGCAATTGAATTAAGATAGTTGTTGACACGAGAGTTGTTATGTGTTAAGATCTACAAACTTTTAAACGGAGGGTAATAAATGACAACAGGATTCGGAGAATACTTTTTAACATTCAACATACGCAATGGTGTCGGCTTGGACTTAGAGTTTACAGACAGCAGAGCAGTATGGGCTAGTAACAGTGACACTGGTGAACTAACAGCAGTATCGTTTGAAGGCGTTGTCGTACTGATACCTTTCTTTATTGTTACCTTTGGTAAGATATGGTCGGAGGATTAATATGAGTGCATTCACTGAGATGTTTAGTGCTAATCCTTCAACCGAATCAGAGGCTATAGCAACAGCGGCGATAGATTTAATACACGGTAACGCATCGTTGGTTAGAATCTGTAATAGATATAAAGTAAAGGAGAAAGATGTGATACGATACATCATAGAGAAAACAGAGTACGAAACTAAGATTGATATAGAACGCGGGGCTACAGACATTGACCCTGATAACTTTGGAAACAAATAAAAGGAGATTAGTAATGAACAAGCAAACTGTAATGATAGGAGTGTTAGCTACTAGTGCGTTCGTTATGTCTGGTTACACGTTGATCAGCAATACAATGAACGATGTTAGCAGACAAACATTTGTTTACGCATTGAAGCAAGAGCAGTTAGAAGCAACGAACAAGATAAACAATTTGTTCGATAGCTATAATTCTATTGACGAGTCATTGACTTACTATGACGCGGGTATTGTTATGAACATGGAGAAGATAGATAATAATCTCTCGTTCGTCAACAAGCTTTCAATAACTGACACTAGAATAATAGAACAGTTAAAATCACTGCGATATATGCAGGAGTCACAGGCAGAAGAGTTGTTAGAACTACGAGACAATCAATCTGCAACGGGTGGGCTTGGGGTTGTTACGGGTCAGCGCGATAAGGTATCCAAGCCAAAACCTATAGCGGTGTTATTGCAACCAGTGGTAGTAGAAACACAGCCGTTGGTAGTAGAAACACAGCCTATAGCGGCGTTGTCTGTGCCTGTAGCAGTGGAGCCTCAACCCATCGCGGTGTTATTAGAACCAGTGGTAGTTCCATCATGCCCTAAAGCTGATAGCGATGTAGACTTTGGCAGGTATTTAAGAAACATTACGTTCAGAAAGTCTGTTAAGTTTACAGCATCGTTTGATATACAGGATGGGGAACTTATCAATCTTGAATTCACTGAGAACATTAGCGGCAAGTTGATTAGAGCAGTCACTAAGTATCTAAACACAGCGATACCTACAGCTAACGATGTACCTAACTGTAGTCTACCGTTTACAATATCAGTGTAGAAAAAGCTTGACAACAATAGTGGAACGTGGTATACTCGACATTCAATTTTCACCACCAAAGAGGAAAGTAACATGGCTATATTAGAAGGCACAGCGTACTGGGCATCGGTCACTACACCGAACACGACCTTTGAACCTACGTACTCAGTAAACTTAGTTGTAGATGAAGCCACCGCTGAGGATTTTAAAGCGCGTGGATATAACATTAAGCAGATGGACGAAGGCCCATCCATTGTAATTAAACGGAAGGTCGAAGGTAGAGACGGAACAGTGCGTGACGCGCCTAGACTTGTTGACCAGTACAAGAACCCGCTCGACACTAAGGTAGGCAACGGTTCTTTAGTTAAGGTGCAGTACAATGAGTGGGAAACCACTAACAAGTACGGCTCTTTCAAAGGCTTAGACTTCCAAGCTATGCAAGTGATAGACCTTGTTGAAGTTGGTAGCCCTGATGGTGCTGAGTTTGAAGCGGCTGAAAGTGACATGGAGGATGAACTATAATGGGAATTGTTACAGTAGAAGATGTTAAGTACGAGTCAGACCTACTCTCAGACGAGGGTCGGGCAATACTATCTCACTTAATAGAGGCAGACAAGCAGGGTCAAAGCGCATCAATTACAGTGGGGCTTATGCGAGCCGCGAGTATAAAGTTGATTGCTGACCTTAAAGATAACCACCTCACGGACGAGGCCATTGCAACAGAGGAAGTTGAAGTAACTGAGGAGTAAGGCTAGTGCCTTTTATTAAACATAAGTTACCTTGTACTGCGTGTGGAGGAAGCGACCCAGTTTCAGTTAATGAGAATGGATCTGGGTACTGCTTCAGTTGTTGTACTTATTTACCTAACTACGACACAACAGAAGAGAAACTAACAGATACCGTAACGGACTTTGAAGTGTATCAAAGGAACAGTAAGATGGACAACAATACTACAGCTACGTTCAATGAATTAACTGACCGCAAGATAAGCTTAGCTACAGCTAAGAAGTACGGCGTTAAATCAACAATGGCCGGTGGCAAGATAGACAAGCACTACTACCCTTACTACAACGGACACGAGTTCACAGGAACTAAGATCCGTAAACAGGACAAGGAGTTTGCTTGGACAGGGAGTCCAAAGGAAGTAGGGTTGTTCGGAGAGAATCTGTTTAAAGCAGGAGGTAAGTTTATAACTTTAACAGAAGGCGAGTGTGATGCGATGGCCGCTTATGAACTTATGGGGAGTAAGTGGCCTGTCGTTTCTATCAAGTCAGGTGCGGCAGGAGGTGTCCGTGATGTTAAGGAGAACCTAGAATACCTAGAGTCATTCGATTCTGTAGTCATTAACTTTGACAACGACAAGCATGGCAAGGAGGCGGCTCAAGCAATAGCTAAGCTACTCACCCCCAAGAAAGCTAAGATCATGACACTGCCCGTGGACTACAAAGATGCTAACGATATGTTACGCCAAGGTAGACACGCCGCATACGTCAGTGCATTCTGGGACGCTAAAATCTATACACCTTCTGGTGTACTGAATCTATCCGATCAGCTTGAAGCCTATCAAAAGCTAAGACTAGAAAAGAAAACAGCTATACCTTACCCGTGGCGTGGTCTTAATACTAAGCTAGAAGGTATGAGAGCAGGAGAACTTGTCACCCTTACAGGCGGCACAGGTCTTGGTAAGTCCTCCGTCACCAGAGAGATTGAACACTGGTTGATTGAGAACACCGAAGATAACGTAGGTGTCATAGCCCTTGAAGAAACGTGGTCGCGTACTGCCGAAGGTATCATGGCAGTGGAGGCTAACGCTAAGCTGCACCTTGATAGTGTGAAGGCTGAGTTTACTGAGTCACAACTAGACGATTGCTACAGGAAGGTATTCATGGGTGACAACGATGGTCGTGTTTGGATTCATGCACATCACGGTGTCAATAACATTGACGACATCTTCAGCAAGCTACGCTACATGATCATCGGTCTTGATTGTAAATGGATTGTAGTTGATCACCTTCACATGCTTGTGTTGTCTACTCTAGAACATGACGAGCGTAAAGCTATTGACGGTATTATGCATCGTCTCAGGACTATGGTAGAGGAGACAGGCTGTGGTATGATACTGGTGTCACATCTCCGCAGGGTTGAAGGGAACCGTGGACACGAGAACGGCATAGAGACAGGTCTATCACACCTCAGAGGTAGCCAAAGTATTGCTCAGTTAAGTGACTGTGTGATCAGCCTTGAACGCAACCAACAAGCAGAGGATAAGATAGAAGCATCAACCACCAAGGTCAGGGTCTTGAAGTCACGATACACTGGTGATGTTGGCGTTGCTTCTCACTTACTATATGATAACAAGACAGGTAGGCTTAGAGAGTTAGACGACTATGATGAAGCGCAGTTTGATGCAGAGATCATATGAGTAAGAAGTGTAACAAATGCAAAGAAGTTAAGGAGCTTACGGATTTTCATAAACAAACCAATGCCAAGGACGGACACGGATACATGTGTAAGGTGTGCAATTTAGCTAAAGACAAGGCGTGGTGTAAAGCTAACCCAGAAAAAAAAGCAGCTCGTGCTAAAGCTTGGTATGAAGCTAATAGAGAAAAGAGTATTGCAAACACTAAGGCTTGGAGGAAAGCCCATCCAGATATATGCAAGGCTTATAGTAAGGCTTGGAATAAAGCTAATCCAGAAAAAAACACCATCAAAACAACTGAGCGCAGAGCCGCTGTGAAACAACGTACAATGGCTTGGTCTGATCTTGAAGCTATAGAATCTATATACGCAAAAGCTCGACACCTTACAAAAGTTACAGGGGTTCGACACGAAGTTGACCATTACTATCCGCTACGAGGAAAATTAGTTAGCGGTCTTCATGTTGAAACAAACCTACAAATATTAACAAGCCTAGAGAACCAAATAAAAGGCACTAGCTTACAACAATAAAGGCAAAATAAAATGAGTAACTTAGTATTTGATATAGAAGCAGACGGCCTAGACCCTACAAAAATCTTCTGCATTGTAGCTCAAGACGTAGACACAATGGATGTGTTTACGTTTGACAACACCCAGTTAGAAGAGGGGTACAAGATGTTGTCTGCTGCAACTAAACTGATCGGTCACAACGTGATAGGCTACGACATCCCTGTCATTAAGAAGCTTGCAGGTATTGATCTGTTCAGTAAAAAGATTGTCGATACATTAGTATTGTCACGTTTGTTCAAGCCTACACGCGAAGGCAACCACGGTCTTGAAGGGTGGGGCTACAGGCTAGGCTTTCGCAAGGGTGACTTT